CCATGTATAATAAGTGGAAACGTATCAAAGGAATTTCCGATGAACACCCCTAATTGGCAGCACCACTCTAAGAAGGATAAGAAACGGACTCTCAAACCACAAGCGATGAGAGCACGTAGAGAAGCACTCAGACAGTTTAAGAAGCGCCACATGAACCGCCCAGATAAGGCGGTTTCGTCGTATTATGAGTCCATACGAATAATGTTACTTCATGACGGTCAATCACGAAATCAAATCGCACCTTGCCAAACTACTGGCAACTGAAGATCTGGTTGTAGAGCACCGTCACGTTGAAACCGCACAGTTCAATGTTCATACTCGTGTTCTAACTCTCCCGATGTGGGAGAAGGCGAGTAGTGTTGTTTATGACATGTTAGTTGGGCATGAGGTGGGACATGCTCTTTATACTCCTGATCGCAATTGGTTGCAGGAGAAAAAGATTCCTCCACAACTGGTGAATATTGTTGAAGATGTTCGCATTGAAAAACTGATGAAGCGTCGTTACGCTGGTATCCCTAAGACTTTTTATCGTGGTTATCAAGAACTTTCCGACGAAGATTTCTTTGCCATTGAGAATGAAAATATTGATTTGATGAATCTTGCAGATCGTATCAATCTGTATTTCAAGATTGGCAATTTTGTTGAAATTCCTTTCAAATCTTTAGAAGAAAATATTTTTGTCAAAAAAGTTGATGATTGTGAAACATTTGATGATGTTCTGAATATTGCTGAAGAATTGTATAACTTCTGTAAAGAAGAGGCAAAAACTGATACTCATCAAAAGCATCAGCAGGAATCGCAAGGACAGCAGTCTTCTGAGAGTCCCATTGAATCAACAGATTCTGATGATTCTGGTGATAATGAATCTGCGGAATCTGAAGAAGGTGAATCTTATGGTGGAACTGCAGAGCAACAACAACTTATTCCTCAAGGTTCTGGTGAAACTGTTGATGAATGCATTGAATTGAAAACTGTAGATTCTCTAGAAGATTCAATCAAAGAACTTGCATCAATGGAAGGGTTTGAGAATGTATATGCCGAGATTCCTAAGTTGAATCTTGAGAATATTATTATTCCCAATCAAGAAATTCATGATCGTTGCATAGAAGAGTGGTCTGATATCTCTAACCCAGAAGTGTTTGATTTTGTTGATGCTGAGTTTACTGAGTTCAAACGATCTGCTCAGAAAGAAGTTAACTATCTGGTAAAAGAGTTTGAGTGTCGTAAGGCAGCAGATTCTTATGCCCGTGCTACTACCGCTAGCACTGGTGTTCTGGATTGCACTAAACTACACACCTACAAATACAATGAAGATCTTTTCAAGAAAGTAACTACTCTTGCTGAGGGTAAGAATCATGGTCTGATCTTTATGCTTGATTGGTCTGGTTCTATGTGTGATGTGTTGATTGACACTGTTAAGCAGATGTTCAATTTGGTGTGGTTCTGTAAGAAAGTTGGTATTCCTTTCGATGTTTATGCTTTTACGAATGAGTATCCGAAAGTTGAATATAATGAAACTTATCAGGCAAATGTTCGACCCTCTCTTTATGAAAAGAAACCTGGTGTTCTTGCTTTCTCAGAGTGGTTTTCTTTGATGAATCTTCTTACTAGTAAAACTAGTGCCAAGGAATTGGAAAAGCAGATGCTCCATATCCTGAGATTTGCTTATGCTTTTAATAGGAAATATTATACGATATATCCTATTCCTACTGGATTGGGTCTCTCTGGAACTCCTTTGAACGAAGCACTCGTATGCCTTCATGCAATCATTCCTCAGTTTAAGAAGCAATACGGTCTTCAAAAAGTTCAGTGTGTTGTTCTTTCTGATGGTGAGGCAAGTCAACTTAACTATTATAAAGAAGTTCATCGTTTCTTCGATAAGAATCCCAATGAACCATATCTTGGAACTGGTCGCCTTGGACTTAATTCATTTCTACGTGATCGAAAAACTGGTAATACCTATTCTTTTGATTGTGAATGGTATCAGTTTACTGATGTTCTTCTCCGAAATTTGAAAGATACATTTTCGGATACTAATTTTGTTGGTATTCGGGTCTTAGAATCTCGTGATGCCAAGGCATTTATTCGCCGTTACTGTGGTTATCATGGTGAAAAATATAACAAGGTAGAAATTGCTTGGCGAAAGCAACGTGCATTTTCTATTAAGGACTCTGGATACAATACTTACTTTGGTATCTCTGCAAATTCCCTTTCTCAAGATTCTGAATTTGAAGTTGGTGATGGCGCATCCAAGACTCAAATTAAAAGTGCTTTTGTCAAGAGTTTGAGGAGTAAAAAGATGAATAAGAAAATTCTTAGTGAATTTATTGATCTTGTTGCTTGATAAATAATTAAAAATTTGAGATTAGGAACTATGTCTAGATTCGGAGAACTCATTGGCAAAGATAAGCCAAAAGCAGTAGCACCTACTCCAGCACCAAAACCAGCACCAGCACCTGAACCTAAAGCAGCAGCACCTAAACCTCCAGCTCCTGCTCCAGCACCAAAAGCAACAGAACTCTGAATCCAATTTCTAATCCGTCACAAAGGGCACCCTGCTGGTGCCCTTTCTTGTGTATAATAACTTCAGTTGAAACAAATAACCAACATCATGTCCTTTTCTGCTGATCACATTCGCACCTCTCTCAAATCTACTTATGGTGAGACGGTTACGACTGCTGATATTAAAGCTTGGTGTGCGATGAATGGTGCAAACTATCAAACAGTTACTAATAAACTTTCTGAATATAAAACTTCTCGTGGTCGATGGAATTTAGAAGTGACTTCTCAAAAAGTTGAAGAGATTGAGCGTACTTATGAAGCACCAGCAGCAATGCCTGCCATTGAACAAAACCTTATTCCACAGAAAGATGATACCTTCGTCAAGTTTGGTAACTTCGGTGATCTTAAAAAAATTATTCAGTCCCGTGTATTCTACCCTACGTTTATCACGGGTCTTTCGGGTAATGGTAAAACGTTTTCTGTTGAACAAGCGTGTGCTCAACTTGGACGGGAACTTATCCGCGTAAACATTACTATTGAAACCGATGAAGATGATCTTATTGGCGGTTTCCGCCTTATTAATGGTAACACCGTCTGGCACAATGGCCCAGTCATTGAAGCACTCGAACGAGGAGCTATTCTGCTCCTTGACGAGATCGACCTTGCCTCTAATAAAATTCTCTGTCTCCAATCTATCCTTGAAGGGAAGGGTGTATTCCTTAAAAAGATCGGAAAACGGATTGACCCTGCAAGTGGATTCAACGTCATCTCCACAGCAAACACTAAAGGTAAAGGTAGCGACGACGGACGATTCATTGGAACTAACGTGCTCAATGAAGCCTTCCTTGAGCGATTCCCTGTAACCTTTGAGCAGGAGTATCCTACTGCCACCGTTGAGACTAGAATTCTCAACAAACTCTGTGATGATGAAAACTTCTGTACGCGTCTTGCAGATTGGGCAGACATCATCCGTAAGACCTTTTATGATGGTGGTATTGAGGAGATTATTTCCACTCGCCGTCTAGTTCACATTGTGAAGGCATATAGCATCTTTGGTGATAAGGCAAAGGCGATTAGTGTTTGTGTGAATCGTTTTGATGATGAAACCAAACAAGCATTCCTGGAACTGTATGATAAGGTTGATGCTGATTTTGTACTGCCAATTGACACAGAGGTTCCTTTTTGATATAATATGACTAATGCTTGGTCCTTTCTATATGATGAACTAAAAATGGATGAGTACCCCTATCCCGATAATTTCGGTGCAGCACAACCTGTTTCAACGTCTTCTTATAGTGAAGACGTAATTACTTTCAATTTTGATATGAGCAACAACCCTAATCGGTTCAAGTACAGTGAGGAAGAACTCCTTAAAGAACTCAAAGAATATATTTCCGCAACTTACAATGCACATTACTCTGCTGGTAATGATGCTATTCAAACTCTGGATTTGATTGATGCATGTGGAGATGCCGAGTCATTTTGCCGAAGCAATATCCTTAAGTATGCTTCTCGCTACGATCGTAAGGGAACTGCCCGTCGTGATATCATTAAGATCCTTCACTACGGTTTGCTTCTCCTTCACTTCTCTGATAAATCCGCGATTCGCGACACTTACCCCCAATGATGAAACTCAACCCTAATAGTATGAAACTGTCCGACAGCACTCTGACCATCTTGAAAAACTTTGCTGGAATCAACAATTCGATTTTAGTAAAAGAAGGCAAGCGTCTCCGCACTATTTCTGTTGCGAAGAATATTCTTGCCGAAGCAGA